GTGCGAATATCGTTGGACATTGAAGAAATGCCCGCATTGCGAGGCTGAAAATGACATTGCTGCGCGATATTGTTTTGAATGCAAGGGCGAGATTGTTGATCCTAATGATAAATTGGTTGCCGAATTTTCCGCCATGAAACTGGATCCCACGCGGCGTCAAACAGACGTTGTCACGGGATGGAATGTCGCACACACCATGAGCAAGGCCGGGCGCGAGATGTGGCGGATTGATGTTGTTACGCCATATCGCAAATTTTCATTCTGGGTGCCAAAGGCTCCAACATGGAAACAAGGTTATTCCGAACGGACAATGTTCACCAGCCTTGGCGGTCAGCCACCTGAGACGATAACATACGCCAAAGAAAACGAATGGTATAAGGTTTACGCATACAATCGGAGAGCAGATGAAATTCCCGCATAACGTGCCAGTGTTTGGCGACAAATCATTCCGTGGTGAATGCCCAAGCGAATCAATGGAACAGGTGACGTTTTTCTCCCGCCTTCGAAGGGAATACCCCGACACATGGGGCTTGATTGCATTTCATCCGCGCAATGAAGGCAAACGAACATGGACAAAGGTTGCAATTGAGAAGGCCGAAGGAATGGTGAAGGGTGCATCCGATGTGATTATCCCCGGCAAACCGTCATTCGTCTGCGAAATAAAGCGCAGGGACCACAACAAATCATCGTGGCAAGATGGACAACAGGAGTTTTTAAATGCCGCCAACAAAGCGGGGTCGTTCGTCTGCATCGCGCTCGGCGCAGACGCAGCAACTGAAGCTTTCGGACTCTATCTGGAACTTTATCATGGCACCGAGTAGGTTGATGGATGACGTCTTGATCGGACGCATAAAGCTCGAAGACCAGCCGGATGCTGTACAATCAGCCTGCCGGTTGGTAATATATGAACAAGCATGTAAGATATTAAACCTTGAAACAAAGATTGAGCGCCGGGCCGCTATTGCCCGAACACCTGAAAAATTAAAGCCTCACATTGAAAAAGAGGTTATGCGTGTATGGAGAATGAGAAATGGCCAATCGTGAAATTGCGGAATTTATGGCGATATTGGGAACTCTGTTGTGGGTAGGCTTGGTGATCCGAATAATTATACAGGTGATCAATGATAAGGATTGACCCACCATTGCCATTTGAGACCCCGAAAGGCCCAGCAATGGCGCATTTCTTGATCGATTATGGACCGGAACACCATCTTTTATGGGTGTGTTTTCAAGATGATAGCGGTGAGTGCTGGACGTGGTCGAACAAGGATATTCGCCTGCAGCATAATTTATCAATGGGTCGTGCAAAAAAGTGTTTGACACCGAAATCAGAGGGTGTATAACAGTCTCATCAGCAACGAGCTGACGCAAATTTAGATGGAGATTACAGATGTTGAACCGCACCCTCGCCGACCGTTACAACGACCAAGACACCATCATCAAGAACGCTGAGGAAGCCAAGAAGGCTCTCAAGGCTGAGATCGTTGCGCTCGGCACCGAACTGGTTATCGGTGACGAAGTTAACGTTAAGGTTACACTTTCTCAGCGTTCCTCGATGGATTTTGCTCTGTTGTTCAAAAATTACGGCATCACTGAAGAGCAGTTCAAGCTGTTCTCCGCATGCACCAAAGAAGGCAAGCCCTTCGAGGTTCTGAAGGTTGTGGCTAAGCAATGATCGAAACAATTTTAAAGGTTGTATATCACTGGGGTCTTGGCTCATCGGCCAAGATCCTTTGGATCAGATTATATGACCGTTACAAATATGATCGTTTTGCCGGGACATATGAAGAAATGGCCGATGAGGTTCATAGCAAACGTTATACCGTTCGCGCCCAAATCGCACAGCTTCGTCAAATCGGTGCAATTGAAACCAGTAATTATTATGAAACTGGAAACGCAGGCAATGAGTTCTGTTTAATACCACCAGAGAAATGGAAAAAATGATGCCAAATATGTTGGATTATGAACGCCTCGTCCGTCAGGTCGCAGATTTGAATGTTGAGCTGGCATTGCTCAAGGGCAGACACAACAAACGTGATGAGGAGGAGCGCCGTTGGGACAAGATCGAGATCAGCCCAGAGATCGGGACAATGACGGAAGAAAAGCGCCTGCGCCGCGTCATTCGCGGCTGGGAAGAGCGTTACGATATTTTGAGCGAATTATACATCAAAGCAGGGGAAACTGGAAATCCTCAGGAATGGTACGAGACGAAGGAAGCCCGCTCACTGCGTTTTTGGAAGGAACAGAAACGCAAAGCATATTGGGAACGCAAGATTCAGTGGTTCCGCGAAGCGAAAAAAGAATTAAAGTCCATATGGGCTTTGATAAGGGGGCTAAAATGATTGGCCACCTGAAATTACTGGCACCATCATTAGATGAAATGGAGATAGAGAATATGAACCCTTTATTGAACAAGCGCGAAAAGACCCACGGTGTTTTTCGTAATGTCGCTAGCATCTCACAAGGTCTGAAGGACGTGATGCGAGGCGCTCCAAATTGGGACAAGCTTACCGACGGTCAGCGCGAATCATTGGAAATGGATGCCGCAAAGACTGCCCGCATCCTGTGTGGCGATCCTAATTTCCGCGATCATTGGGATGACAAGGCAGGCTATTCAGAGCTTGGCGGTCAAGGCTCCCCGGTGAACATGCCAACGATCACATCGGACATCGCAGAGGCCATGAACCAATGACAGAAAAAGGATGGTTGGGGCCATACGCCCCGACCGCCCGCCATGCGGATGCGGTCACGATTGATCATATTATTGATTTACGAAAGCAGATAACAAAGCTGGAAGTTCAGATTGAACGGATCATGTCGTGGATTACACCAATGCAAAAAAATAATAATCAAATTAAAGAAGCGCTATATCAATGCATCTGGGCCATCAATCAAGGAAAGCATAAATCAGATTTGTTAGACGCGATGGAATATGCAAAATCCATTCTTAAAAATGAAATGAAGGAAGATTGAAGATGAAAGAGAAGATTTTTGCCAGCTTTGTGTTGGTTATCGCATATTGGTTCGTCGCAGCCATCTTTGGCCCGATTGAAACCCTTATCACCGGAGATGTTGCCGGTGATCAGTTTGACAATTCAAACGCGGCCTATCTGATCGCGATGTCAGCGTTCAATGGCTTTGGCTTTGTGCATACATTGGCAGCGCTCGCTCTGGGAGCCTCTATGATTTATATCTGGGCAGATGTTGCTGTTAAGGCAGTGAAAGCCCTGATGGCCCTCTCTGTGGTCTTCCTCGTGGCACATAGCAGCCCTGTGTGGGCCTATGCCGATACGACCGACAAGACCGAGGCTTATACCATCCTGCCAAACCAGTCGGCCTTCTGGGTGCCGGACGCCGGTGCCAATAAGGATGATCAGAAACAATTCGAGAGCGAGGCTTATTATGCCGAACGAAAAATCGCAGCAAAGCGCTTCATCATCCCCCACGCGAAATTGGGAAATTCTGGTGGATTTCTTGGTTGGGATTTTTACGTCCCTACTGGACGCCTTTACATTGTAGACCGCACCCCATACAGCCGCGAATGGGTTAAGGATGCATCCCGTGGAACCAGCTCCAAGGATGAATCATTCCCCTGCCAGTCGAAGGAAGGCTTGAACATCCGTGTTGGCGTTAGCATCGGCACCAGCGTCAGCGAGGACAATGCAGCGAAGTTTCTGTACAACTTCGGCGTGACGCCGCCCAAGGGGCTTCCCACGGATCCTGTGGTCATCTTCACGTCGGTTTATTATGGCCGCTCGCTGCAAGAGGTCATGGACGATGTCGGTCGCAAGAAGGTTCAGACGCTTGTCTGCAATGAAATTGGCAAGCGCACGTTTGATGAAGCCAATGCCGACATGGTTGCGGAAATGGTTTCTGTAGAAAAAAACACCAAGGATTATTTCAGCGCCGTCGGCATCACGTTGAATTTCATCGGCTGGGCAGACACCTTCAGCTTCGACCCTGACGTGCAGTATGCCGTTAACCAAAAGTATGAGGCTGAGAAGCTTGCATCGGCGATCCCGATCCTCCAGCAGGTTGCTCAGTTGAAGGTGCAGGCTGGCCTTGGCAAGGGTCTTGAAAACCACGGCTTGCCGATTGTCGTCACGCCCGGCATGATGGACGCCCTCGAACACCTCGTTGCAGGAGCAACCCAGAAATGAAAACCTTGATCGCACTGGTGGCCATGACATCGATTGTCATGGCTCAAGACCTTCCGCAGGTTCCAAACCCTGCATTGACCCCCGGCGTTGTGGATCCGGCTAAAACTTTGGACGTGATATGCGTCCCCGGTTACACTTCGCAGCCGGGCGTCCGCAATGTGACGCAAGCCACCAAGAATGCCGTGTTCAAAGAATACAACGTTGATTCGAAGGCCGATCAGTTTGAGATCGACCACCTGATCAGCTTGGAGCTTGGCGGATCCAACGACATCCACAACTTGTGGCCTGAGGCATACAATACAAAGCCTTTGAACGCCCATGTGAAGGATGTGTTGGAAAACAAGCTGCATGCCCTTGTGTGCAGCCACAAGGCCGATCTGGCAGCCGTCCAGCATGATATCGCATCGGACTGGCGAGCAGCCTACGTCAAATATGTTGGCCCTTTACCTCAATGACGTGGTATTGCATTAAGGGGGAGAGACGTGGCTTCACGCCTCAACCCTCTATCATTATCGACAGCGATATGGAAAAAGAAGAAGCGGACAGAATGCTGATTGAACTCAGATCAGAGATGCCGCTTTGGAATTTCAGAATTGAAGAACAGGATTTCATAGATGTACAAGAGAGTGTTCGTTCCGAACCCAAGCTTCCGGTTTGA